GTCAGCCTTTTTCCTGTTGCCATGCGTTAGGTCAACTATGTGCGAATATACATTATTTTTCCGCATCAAGTCACTGAGGTACGGCAAAACGGCATTTTTAAGCGCCCCACGCTCAATTCCCACCGAAATTGGCCTGTAATCCCGCATCTTCATCAGGATTTTGGCGGCAGTTTCCCGAATATCCCACCGCCCGTGGTCAATCTCTTTAACAAACCACTTGCCATCATCAGTGACTTTGACCACTGCAATGGCACTCTCGTCTAGCCTTTTCTTTGCGTTAGCAGCTTGTTTAGCCACTTCTTCAAATCCTGCCAAGTCGATTGCAATGAAGTAACTACCATACTCAGGTTCCACACCATATTTGATCCAATCTTCTTTAAAAACATCGCTTCCAGCGTTGTCAAAGGATGCCAAGTATTCCTGCTTGAAAGCAAAGGATGACAGCGTTTTCTTAGCAGCAGCAATCTCACTTGGGTCAATCAATGGATTGTCTTTGGTGGTGAAGTGCCAGGACTTCCAATCAGGATCAGTGTCTTCTTGACCTAGTTTGAACAAGTCGTAGAACCAGTTGCGCCCCTTTGGAGTGCCCAAAAATAAAGCGCTTCCTTTTTTATCTGACAATGATGCTCGAATCACCTGTTCCCATGCTTCTGGCTTTATGTCAGCAACTTCATCAAGTACAGCATAGGTCAAACTAACACCACGCAAAGTATCGGGACGATCAGCGCCTCTAATGTAAATCTTAGCGCCGTTGATGGTTGTTATATCCATATTGTTGATATGACTTGCTTGAATTACATCCTTTCCTAACTCAAGCAAAACATCCCAGATAATTTGTCTTGCCTGTCCATTGGTAGGCGCTACATAAAGAACAGCAGAACCAGCGGGACATCTCAATGCCTCAATCAGCAAAGTAATTGCACAAAGCCTTGATTTACCACATCTACGACCAGCAGCAATAACCTTAAATCTTGTTTTGTCTTTAAAAACTTGCTCTTGCCATGGCAACAATTTGAAGGATAAATCAGCCATTAAATTCCTTAAGGTATTCAACCGCAGTTTGCAAAATCATTGTGTTTTCTTTAAACATACCAAGAGCCGTATTGCAAGTTGTACATAGCAGTTTTCTAACTTTACCAGTTTTGTGACAATGATCTATAACCAATCCTTTTGTCAAGGATTCTTCTCCTTGCCCACATATCGCACAACGATATTGTTGGCATTCTCTCATCAGATTGAACTGATCTAAATCAATGCCATACTTTCTAAGCATTGATCTATTTTTGTACCTATCTTTATTGTTGTTGTACCAGTCTTTTGCTTTCTGGTCAATTTTTTCTTTGTTTTTTAAATAATGTCTTTGTTTTTGCTCATTTCTTTTCTCTGGATTTGACTTTCTCCACTCTTTTATTTTTTCCTTTTGATAAGAAAGTCTTTCCTCAGTTTTATCATCTGCAGATACGCATTTTTTGCATCTGTACTGATAACCACGAGAAATTGTGGAGCATTTGTGGAATGACTCTACTGGCAACAAGTTGTTGCAAACATTGCATTTAAGTTCCATAGTCCTCTTTCAGAAGGATGGGGTGTTTAGCCACACGCACCCCTGTCGTGTTGAAAGCCTTTGTGAGGTCGGCTATTTTGATTCTACATCTTCTGCATTAGATGTGTCAATAACAGGACTATGACTTATATCGCCAATACCAGTGATGTTGATTGTGACAGCAGAACGCTGTTTTCCTTCTTTCTCAAACAAGCTGACAGGAAGCATCCTATCCATACAGAGTTTGAGCATAGCGGCTTGGGCAGGATGTTCGTCATTCATTGCAATCTCGATTGCTTTGTGAACAACATTGGAACCTGCGCTGTTTATCAGGAGGTCTTTGAGTTCTTTGATGCGCTGAACTTCAGTCTTGGGAAGAAGTGCAGTTGGCCTATCGGCATAGGTAGACATAGTGAACTTCTTGTTCACAGACCCCTTGGGCCGCCCCTTTTTCTTCAGGTTGTTTGGCAGTGCATCAATCACATTCATACTTTACCCAGTTATGGAAGTTTGGTGAACTATACATTGTTTGACAAGTGGGGTAAACCCTTATACAATCTCACCATCTGTTCGCGCCAGATCAAGCCTTTTAGAAGTGGTACAGCCCTGGGGATACTCAGGGGCGCGACTGTATCACCCCTAAAGGGCTTTTTCCATGGGCATTTACTTATATAGCCAAAAGGCAGTTGACGCTTACAAAAAGAAGCGCAAGAAGGATGCTGAGAAAGCCAAGAAAACATTAGCAAAATTAGCAGAATCTAGCCCTGTTATTCAGGCTTTGATAAACAAGAAGGCTTCTCAAATAGCATGGGCCATGCAAAAGAAGTCTGTCAAAAAGACCTCCACCTTTGAGCCGCCACCTGCTTATGTGTTTGGCATGGGCAAAGAGTTTTACAAGACAAGAGAATGGCGGGAAGTCAGATACAAGGCTTTGGTGAAGTTTGGCAAGAAGTGTCAGGCTTGCGGTGAAACAAGTGGCTACATCCATGTGGATCACATTCTTCCCAGGTCAAAGCACCCAGAGAGGGAACTTGACATAAACAATTTGCAAGTGCTTTGTGAAGCGTGTAACATAGGTAAATCCAACACGGATACAACTGATTGGCGTGACAAGTAAAGGGATGTCGGGTGTGGCAGTCGCACCCTCAAAGGCATGAGATATTCGGTTGCCCAAGCAAATCCTCACCAGGAAGTAAGGGCGGTGGCTATAAAGCGGTACGCACTGTTTAACAGTAATACGACCTGATGCCCCACAGAGTCTGCTTAACTCTGTACGCTATACGACACCCACCCTAGTCAAGGGATTCTCAAGACCATGAGAATTGCTACGACTGCCTTGCTACGTCTGTAGCATCTTCTTCCTTCCCAATAAAAGCTAGTCATTTTTGTAGGTAATCCTAATTGGCTTTTCGTGTGGTGGGGATGCACCTCAAAATCTCTCACACCTCACCCACCCCCTCCCCCCCTACAAACCCTTAAGGGAAAACCCTGATAGGGTAAGTACCTAGGTAGAAACACTGATAGGGTAAACCATTGGTAGTAGAAACCCTAGGTAGGCTGGATGCAAATGAGAATCATTCTCAATAAGGTTATGCATAAATTGCATAAGCACCATTTCAGCTATACCTACAGTACACACAATTGCACACATGATTGTATACACTATATTAGAACATAGATTGTTATCTGTATACTTTGTTGTTCATAGGGAAAGTACCTATATAAATAATGGGGAAACATAGGGTTTATCCCTATATCAAACCCTGGGGATCGGCGTTATATTTATATCACTGGAAAACAAAACCAGTGATTCATCAACCCACATTTAATAGGTGTCACAATGACTAAATCAGAACAACGCGAAGTGTCTCTCTCAATCAAATACAGCGAAGCGGGCCTGGGCAAAGACTATCTCGCACGGGCGTTGTCGGGGCTGTATCGGGCCGCTCGCAGCACTAAATCACAAAACGAAATCATGGCCATCGCACTGGCATACAGTGTTGTGTCAAACCCCGAATTCATTGTCTAATCTTCAATCCCAGGGGCCACAGTGCCCCTAATTTTCATTCATTTTTTAATAGGTGTCACAATGAAAAACCCGTACAAAACCATCATCAAAACCCTAGGATTAACCTACAAAACCATCCTAGGGGAATCATCTGCTAAGACAATCAAGGGAGAATCCATTGGTTATCTTACCGGGATTGTCTACCTAAAACCCGACCACACAATCTGCGCCATGGCAAAGCTGGCTGGCTGCATGAACGGGTGTTTAGAATCAGCGGGCCGTGGGGCCTTCAATAGCGTACAAAAAGCCCGTATCGCCAAAACCCGTTTTTACTATGATCAACAGCAAAGCTTTTTGCTGTCACTGGCTGCCGATGTATGGACACTGCGAAACAAGGCCCAAAAACTAGGGTTTATTCCCCTTGTGCGGCCCAATGGGACATCGGATATCCCTTATGAGAATCTCATTGTGCATGATGGGAAAAACATCTTTGAATTGTTTCCCGATGTCCAGTTCTATGACTACACAAAACACCCGGGCCGAAACCTTACGGGCAAAACACCCGGGAATTATGACCTTACCTATTCATTTAGTGCTATCACACCTAAACCCATATCAATCAAGGGATTGACTAATAAACACAATTCTCGTGTCGCTGTGGTTTTCCAAAAACAAGCGGATATCCCGGACAATTTTAGGGGCTGGCCTGTTATTGACGGTGATAACACCGATGTGCGCCACATCGAACCCAAGGCCGTTGTTGTTGCATTGTATGCAAAGGGCAAAGCAAAGCGCGATTTTTCCGGGTTCACTCAAATTAAGGGGATTCACTATGCATAAGACAATGCAAGCAAAATACCCAGGCCGTTGTAGCGTATCTGGTGCGCCCATTTACCCTGGCGATACGATTAAATTCGATACATCAACCCGAAAAGCATGGTTATGTGAACACGATGATGCTGGGGTTTATCTGGCACAGCGAACCGCAACAAAACCCGGTTATGTATCCGATGTTTTTCGGTTCGGAAACCGGGAATATTATCGAAACAAAGCCGGGCGCTGCATCGATGCGCCATGCTGTGGATGTTGCACTATTTGAGCATATAACATGATTTATGCCACTCTCGCCCTAATCCTCCGCATCTTAACCCGCAAACAATGAAAGGCTTAAAATGAAAAAAATAGATTATTACAATATTTGTAGAGACATGGCTAGAAACAAAAGTGGACTTGATTTTTTGTTTTCATGCTTAAAAAGTCCGTCTAATTGGATGCGCCCAATTCATTCACTTATTATTAGGGCAGCAATTCGAGACATTTATCCAAAATCTAAAATCTAAAAGTTAGCACACACTAACTAAGACCCGCCAAGTGCGGGTTTTTCTTTGTCCACTTTTAAGCCCTTGCAAACCCATCCATGTAGGGTTAAAGGGGAAAATCATCAGGTCTATATTGCAGTTCTTGAGATCGGAAGAGCACACGTCTGAACTCCCGTCACGTTTCGGAATCTCGTA